CATTAAACCACAACCTAAAGAGCCACAATATTTGTATGCATATTTATTGGAAGTAGGTTCAAAACAAGGCCAAATTGTTTTTGGGCTAGAAGATTCATACGTTAAAGGTTTTAGTTATATAGGCAAAATTAAACTAGAGGATACAGAAAATGACTGAATATTTTATACAACTTGCGCAATTAGCTGGCATTTTTTTAGTAATCGGAGTAATTGTTGTATTTTTATGTTGGCTTGCAGATAAGGTAATATGATGAAAAAACCCGACGCATACCTTTATGAAGAGTTTGATACTAATGGTGAATTACGTGCTAGGCATGTATGGACATTTTTACCAAATGATTTGCAACAAACAGTTAAGCTTAAAGATGTTGACCATATAAAAATCACGCCTTTATATCTTAATGATAGTGAAACAATGATTTTCAACAAACAAAATAAATACAATTCTAAAAAATTAGCGGAGGCTTTCTGTGGGCACTAAATTTTGGTTTAAATGGTTTAAGCAATTAACAATAGATTTATGGGTGTTACTATTTGTATGGGCATTAATTATTGGATCAATGCTATCTTTTGCATATGGTGTGTATCAACTACTTGCGTTATTGATTGATAAACTATGAGATTCTCAAATTCAAGTATTAAAGCGTATGAGCAATGCCCTTTCAAATATAAACTAACTCGTATTGACGGTTTAAAAGAACCTACAGGTGAAGCTGCAGAACGTGGTAAAACAATACATACAGAATTTGAATTTGCATTAATGGGTATAGGTAAAATTAATGACGAGCGATCATATTGGAACGACTATATTGAAATATTAAAATCTCATAAAGCTCGACCTGAACTTAAAGTTGGTATTACAAAGAATTGGTTGACATGCGATTTTGATGATCCTGATGTATGGTTACGTGGTGTTGTAGATGCCATATATGAAACTGACAATAGTGTACATATTTTAGATTGGAAAACAGGTAAAGAAAGAGATTATGCTGATCAATTAAATTTATATGCTGCAGTTGCATTTGCAATTTATCCACATATAGAAAAAGTTAGTACTGAAATTTGTTACATTGACCATAATAAACATGTTAACTATGGATATGTATATAGAAAACAATTTGAAGAACTTAAACAATGGGTTACTAATCGTATTACAAAAATTGAGAATGATGATGTATATGCACCTAATCCAACATATGGTTGTAAATGGTGCCACTTTAGAAAATCAAATGGAGGACCTTGTCAATGGTAAAATATGATAATGTCAATCATCCAAAGCATTATACTCAACATCCAAGCGGTGTTGAGTGTATACAAATTACTGAGCATATGAATTTTTGTCTTGGTAATGCAACAAAATATATCTGGCGAGCTGAATTGAAACATGATGCTATCGAAGATATAGATAAAGCAATATGGTATTTACAACGTGAAAAACAAAGGAGATTAAAAAATGGCTGATATTAGTCAAGCAACAATTACATTAACATTAACTGTAGAGCAAGTGAATGGCTTACTTGGAGTATTAGGTAATGCACCATTTGTACAATCTGCAAATATTATTAATGAAATTCAAAAGCAAGGCGCACCACAAGTTAAAGACTTACAAGACGCTGCTGATGCACAAGAAGCATCTACTGCTGCAACACCTGTAGCTGACGCACCTGCTGCATAATGGCAACTATTATTCTTGAAAGTCATCTTGAAAAATATTTTACAGCTCAATGTAAAAAGAAAAAGCTTATGACTTTAAAACTTCATGTACGATTTTCAAGAGGTTGGCCAGATAGATTAGTATTATTACCAGAAGGTAAAATACTTTGGGTTGAATTAAAACGCCCAGGTGGTAAGCCTACACCTTTACAACTTAAAACACATAAAGAAATGTTGACATATGGCCATATGGTGCATGTCATTGATTCTAAGGAAGGAATAGATAATGTATTGGGAACCGCATGAGTATCAAAAAGAAGCTGTAAAGTTTCTGATAGAACGAGGCTCAGGCTCTTTATGGCTTGACCCTGGTCTTGGTAAAACAGCGGTTGTATTATCTGCGTATAGAGTTTTAAAGACAAAAGGTCTTGCAAAAAAGATGTTAGTTATTGCGCCTTTAAGACCTGTATACGGTGTATGGCCTACTGAAGTAGAAAAGTGGGAGCAATTTGAAGATTATAGTGTAGGCATATTACATGGATCTCAAAAAGATAAAGTATTACAAAAAGACCATAACATATTTGTTATTAATTTCGAAGGGCTAAATTGGTTATCAAGTAGAATGAATGGTAAACCTTGGCCCTTTGAAGTTCTTGTTGTTGATGAAATATCTTATATGAAGAATACACAGACACAAAGATTCAAAGCATTAAAGCCATTATTAAATAAATTTGATAGACGTTGGGGACTTACGGGTTCACCTGCGCCTAATAGTTTATTAGATATATTTGGCCCACAGTATATTATTGACCAAGGCGCTACGTTTGGTCCTTTTATAACACGATTCAGACAGGAATATTTTTACCCGTCAGGATTCGGTGGTTATGAATGGAAAATCATGCCAGATGGAGAAAAGCGTATACATGAAAAGCTTGAAGGCAAAGTTTTGCGTATGGCAGCCCTTGATCATTTGGATTTACCAGAACTGACTTACAATAATATTATCATAGATTTACCTGAAGCTGCACGAAAGATTTATGATGATTTTGAAAAGAAATTAACCATAGAACTATTAGCAGGCGAAATAACTGCCGTCAATGCAGCTGTTGCAGTTATGAAAGGTCAACAAATTGCTAATGGTGGTTCTTATTTAGATGGAGAAGATCGTCAATCAGTACATATTCATGATGCTAAGACTGAAGCAGTTATAGAATTAGTTGAAGAATTATCAGGACAACCTTGTATTATTGGCTATCATTTTCAACACGATTTAGAAAGACTTCAAAAAGTATTCCCTAATGCGCCAGTAATTGGTTCAGGTGTCATAGGTACTAAACTTGATGAGATCATTACTAAATGGAATGCAGGTGAGATTCCAGTATTATTAGCACATCCAATGTCTGCAGGTCATGGTCTTAATTTACAAGGCGCAGGTCATGCAGTTATTTGGTATAGCTTAACTTGGTCTTTAGAAGTATATGAGCAATTTATAAGAAGACTTTGGCGTCAAGGTCAAAAGAATCATATAGTTGTCCACCATATTATTGCTAAAAAGACCGTTGATCATGCTATTATGTCAGCTATTCAGAAAAAAGATAAGACGCAACAAAACTTATTAAATGCTGTGAAAGACTACATAAATCATGGTACAATTACTTCTATTGATCATTGAAAAGAATACATGACACATAAGTGATTTTTTATTTTTATGACTATTTATAAAGGAAATTTTATGACAACAGCGACACCCTCAACAGTAACACCTTCTAAACCAACAACATCACCAGTAATTAATGCGTCAGTTTCAGCGCCTGCTGCAACTACAATTACTGTAACAAAACCTAATAAGCCTGTTAAACGTATTCGTTATAACAAAGACTCAGTGATTACAATTGTTGCAACATCAAATCCAAAGCGTAAAGGCACATTAACGCATACACGGTTTGCATTATATAAAAATGGCATGACAATTGCTGATTACGTTAAAGCAGGTGGTCGTACTGGTGACATTAACTATGACATCATTGCAGGTTATATAACAGTCACATAATGAATCAATATCAAATATACGCATTTATACGTAGACTTAAAAAAATAGGCATAGATGTAACCTTTGCTGCCAATTATCCTTGGATTTATTTTGATACTATTAACGGTAAAAAAGTAATAGGAACATTTCATGCTAATCACGGATGGACTGCATTTTTTAGTCCTATTGAAATACAAGGCAAAGTTAAATTTAGTGATAGACGAAAAGTATTTAAAAAGGTAAGGAGTATGCTATGAATATTCTCATCACAGGCGTTACTGAAACGCATACAAATCATCCAGATAGAGCATCTTCAACTAAGTTTGTATCTATACCAGAGCTTATGGTTAAAGGTCTTAAAATGATGGGGCATACTGTATTTCATGGTATTCCAACAGATGAAGACATACCAAAGTTTGATAAAGTCTTTGTGTATCTTTATCCATTAGATCATAATGCAGTTGAACCTAAAAATGCTATAAACGTTTTAGCTAAACGCCCTGATGCGTATATTTGTTTAGATGACTGGTCATTTCAAAAGTTATTACCTTCATGGGAAAAGTATGTAGATATTGCTGACTTACAAAATCGTACATGGATAGCTCCACTTTTTCCATGGGGTGATACTAAACTAATGAACTTACCAGTAGAAAAGATTGAAACATGGGACCCATCCCCTTTATATTTATGTCCTGCAGTATATAGACAAATCTGGACTAAGCGTAAGACAGAATGGTATAATGCTAGTTTATCAACTGAAGCTCATAAATGGGCTGAAGCACAAAACTTAAAGTGGCCAATGTATTCAGTAGGTGGTAAAGCTTTAGGTCAACATAGACTATTAGAAAGTCAAATTGTTTGGGCATATGGTAGTTATAAAGGCGTGTTATGCCCTACATATGATCATGCAGGTTGTGGCTGGTGGCGTGTAAGATATCTACATGCAGCTAAAGCGGGCGCAATCTTAGGTGGTGATCCAAAAGAATTAAGTATGATACACACTAGTTATAACTTAACTTTACATGAGATTGAAAGCATGGATGATAAGTTAGTAGGTGAAACAGCATTTGCACAAGGTATTATGTTAGAAAAAGCATTAGCAACAGAATTAGAAACTTTAAAAAACTTAGAGAGATGGGCAATTAAATGATCATAATTTTAGAAGGTCCTGATGGTGCTGGGAAGTCAACATTATCGGAAACATTACGTCAACATTTACAAAAAAGTAAAATGACTCATGTTGTAAAGCACGGACCTTATTTAAATATTTCACCTGAAGAGTTATGTCGTATTTATTTCAGATCAATGTCCAATGCATTAACATATGATGATCATGTTATCTTAGATAGATCATGGTTATCAGAACCCATTTACGGCAATATTTATCGTAAAGGTGTCAATCGTCTTGATGTACCTAGACGTCGTATGTTAGAACGTACAGCATTAGCTAGAGGTGCTGTAGTTATACAATGTCAACCTGATTTTGAAGTATGTAAACAATCTTTTATGTCAAGAGAAAAAGATGAGTATTTAGATACTATAAAACAACTTTCACAAGTATATGAAGAATATGAAAGCCTAGGTCAAACAACTGCATTACCTATTATTCATTATGACTATACAATTGATAGCATTGAAGATCTATTAGCTAAACTTAAGACTAAGTCTATAGAAAATAAAGCTGCAGGTGGTGGATCATTCAATAAAGGTAACATCTTAATGCTATGTGATAAAGGTCCACGTACTAATGTACGAGCATCTGCTGCTGTTATACCTTTCATTAACTTTTTAGATAATGATGGGCCAAGTAGAATGCTTGCTGAAACACTTGAAAGAGAAGACATACCTGAAAATAAAATTTATTGGATTAATACACAAACTTATCAAGGTACACCTACAAGTGCTAGTTTTATAAAAGATTTAAAGCCTTCTAAGATATTTGCATTAGGTAATAATGCATATATGTGGGCTATTAATAATGACGTACAGGCAACTAAGTTACCACCACCTTTATATCATATGCAAAATTACCCTAACCAACCTTATACATTTTTGGAGTCTGACTATGGAAATAATGGCAATAAGATCTGAGCAAGAACTTTATCATTTATATTACTTACTTTCACAAAAAGGTGAATGGCTTGCACCGCGTGGATTAAAGAGTTTAGAAATTCAAAATTTTACTTACACTGTAGCACCTTATGTAAGATTTAATTCTTTTAAAGGGCGTAACTTTAATCTTAAATACTTAAAACGTGAGCTTGCTTGGTATATTAAAGCAGACCCTACAGATTTATCTATTGCAGAGCATGCAGCACAATGGGGTAAGATTGTTGCCAATGGTAAACTAAATAGCAACTATGGTTCTTATTGGTTTGGTGAATATGGCGTTAAAAATATTGTACGTATTTTAGAAGATGATCCTATGAGTCGTCGTGCTGTCATTCCTATGTATGGTACTGATATTGACCATATGAATATTGAAGCCAAAGATGTGCCATGTACTATAGCAATGGAGTTTAGAATCCGTGATAATCGCCTTAATTGCCGTGCAATCATGAGGTCTCAAGACATCTTATGGGGTATGGCCAATGATCTACCTTCATTTAGTGTTTTACAAGAAATTATTGCTGCAATATTAGAAGTTAAGATGGGTACATTAACTATTTCAGTTGGATCATTTCATGTGTATGAATCAAGATTAGATATGTTTAAAGAAATTATACGTGATAATGACTATCAACCTTTAGTTGATATACCACCACTTATTACTAAAGAAGAAGCTATAGCATTAAGTAATAAAACTATTGATCCTAAATTCTGGTTCTCAAAGTGGTTACTCAATGTGTAGTATGTTATAATGAATTTTTATGCCGGAAGGTCTTATATGTCTCGTGAATCAGTAATTAAAACTCATTTTGATGATTGGACGCATCTAATCTCTATTACAGGTAATAGTGATATGATAAATGATCCACTCAGCATTTGGTATGAAGCATTTGAAACAGGTGCTTTACTTGAAAGAATTGCCGGTCAAGAAGAAATTGAAGTCTTACTTCAAGAAATTGCTGATGATCCTGAAGATCATATTAATAAAATGACCATTAAAGAAGCTAAAGATAAGCAACGTGAATTATTAGAGCAAGTCATTAACATTATCATGTTTAAAGACAGGACACATTAATATGGAAATGTCTGATTTTCAAAAAGCATTTTTGTCACGTGGTACTGGACAAACATTATTTACGCAAAAAGAATTTGATGATGCATTAGCAGCGGCTAAAGCTGAAATCATGATCGTTGCTATTGAAACTACAAAACAGGCTATTGCGATTGAACGTGAAGAATGCGCTAAAATAGCACAAGGTGGCGCTGGAGTAGATCATGCTGAATTAAGAAGTCAATTAGCCAATTCCATAAGAAACCGTATGGTTTCATCAGAAAGTGACCTATAGTAACACCTTAGTACGGTAAAACAAATGCATCTGAGTGCATAGAAATTAGGTTCTTTTAATACTTTTAATTAGGTTATTAAGTTAAAAATAGGCTTACTATATACATATACACAATGACGTGTATATATTGTACTACTATTTAAAACAATCGTTCTAAAAAGGAAAACACTATGTGGACTAAACCAGCAGCTACTGAAATGAGATTTGGTTTTGAAGTTACGATGTATGTAATGAATAAATAAGTTATACAGAAATATAACTTTTTAAAAGGGGGCTTAAATGCCCCTTTTTATATTGGCGTTCTACGTATTATTTCTTTAGCAATCTTAGCACGTTTCTTACCACCATCTTTAAACTTATTAAGCATCTCATGTAAGACTTTTATAGATAAAGCTTTAAGTCTATCTTTGCCTGTTTTAGTTTTAAATGGATTACGATGTCTTTTACTTTTATGTACTTTTTGTTCTGCCATACTTATATCTCGTATACTTGTCCTCTAAATGCTACTACGCCATCTTCAATAACTTCTACTAATTCAGGTGGTAGTAACTTACCTTTATGAAATGTCATAACTGCAAAACCTGATCTCCAATTCTTTGGATTGTCTTCAGTATAATTTAAAAATTGAT